GAACATTTTGATTTTATTTTTATGGATGCTTGGATGACATATGAACAAGCACTTAAAGAATTAAATGATTGGTATCCTAAGATTAAATATGGTGGATTGATATGTGGTCACGATTATAAATCACATCTTATTCAGAGAGCAGTAACAGAATTTAGAGAACAAAATAATATCACTCAACATATGAGTGTATACGATTCAATGTGTGTTTGGAAGAAATGAAAAAGCATCCCATCTTTCCTGTAGAACTCTTTACATTTGAGAGTAGTCCTGAGTTAGTAGAAGAAACTCTTGACGCTTTAGATCCGATTGAGAGAGGAGATTTTAATTTACCTAATCTTGTACAGACTACACAAGGTAATTTACATTGCTTACCACAATTTAAAAATACTTTTAAATGGATTGATCAATGTTTAGATGAAGTTAAGAAAGATCAACAGTTTGAAATGTGGGGTAAGTTTGAGATCAGTCTTGCTTGGGGGGTTGTATCGCTCCCTAACAGTGGTGGATGCCATCAACCACACAGACATCCTATGTCATACTACAGTGGCACCTACTGCCTCACAGATGGGTATCCTACGCTCTTCCAAGACCCTGTGCACGCAAGATCATATAATCAGTTAGAAATAATCTCAGCAGTATATGAGAACGCTGTAGAAGCACCTGTATATAAACCAGGTACCCTAGTAATATTTCCAAGTTGGTTAGTACATTTTACAGCACCACATTTTGCTGACTTCCCACGTGCAAATATTTCATTCAATGCATTTCCAACTGGTCCTATTAATCAAGGACCATATGGACAGAATATGATTAACTGTAAGTTGGTACAAGATGATGAGTTGAGAAGAAGAAGACACGGTGAAGAAGATATTGGTTATGGTGAAGGACCACAGATGTCGTTATGATTGAATATACTGATGATCTATTTGAGTTCTCTGATGTATGGGAATTGTATCAGTACTTCGAAGCATATACTCAATGGGAAAAATTAGGTGATGCCTTTGGTAATAAGGTACCTAGTCTTGGTAGAGTATTTGATTTGGAGTATCGTGAGTTTGAACCTATTGCAGAGAAGTGGTTAAAATTAATTGGTAATCCTAAAGTACGTAGATGCTTATACAATGCATTCACATATATGGACTGTCCTAAACCACACACGGATTCACATAGTTCACAGGGCATCACGTATATGATCTATTGTAATCCTGACTGGCACGCAGGTATGGGAGGAGAAACAATCTTCCTAGAAGATGGAGAGATTGTTAAGAGTATTGTGCCAAAGTTCGGAAGGATGGTAAAATTTACTAGTGAGCTATGGCACGGTGCACGTCCACCTTTAAGGGATGCTCCTATGAGATACAGTCTTGTATATCAGACTCATCCAGTTGAACCTGAAACTATGAGGGATTTATTTTGACACAACTAAAATCATATAAGACACCACTTAGATATCCTGGTGGTAAGTCTAGGGCAGCGAAGTATCTTATTCGTCAGTTCCCACTCAACATCAAACAGTATCGTGAACCATTCTTAGGTGGTGGATCTGTTGCTTTAGAATTTACAAAACAGAATCCTCACGTACCTGTGTGGGTTAATGACAAGTATTATTATTTGTATAACTTCTGGTTCCAAGTACAGAAAGGATCTAATTTATTAACTGAGGATCTCTTACGTCTTAAACAGAAACACAGTACACCTGATAAAGCAAGAGATCTATTCAATAGATGTAAGGAAACTATCTCCTCAGTTAATGAGAGAGAACAGGCAGCATACTTCTATGTTCTTAACAAGTGTTCCTTCTCAGGACTAGGAGAGAACTCATCATTCTCACCACAAGCATCTGATTCAAACTTTTCTAAGCAAGGTATCTATAAGTTACCAACATATTCTAAGATCATTCAGAACTGGAAGATAACAAACTTAGATTACACTGATCTACTTAAGGACACTGAGGATGCTTTTGTCTTTATGGATCCACCATATGATATTAAGTCCTTCCTTTATGGAGAGAAGGGTGGTACGATGCATAGGAACTTCACACACGATACCTTTGCATTAGATTGCTCTACGTCTGGTAAGAAGTGGATGATCACATATAATTCTAACGATACTATTAAAGAGTTGTTTAAAGAGTATAATATGAGAGAGTGGGATCTGACTTATACTATGAGATCAACAGGATCTTATAACGTAGATCAGTCCAAACGTAAGGAATTGCTAATAACAAACTATAGTGTTAAATCCATTTTAGAAGATCTTTTTAATGAGCAACTACAAACTATCTGATTACCTCAACAGTGTTAACTGGACTAAGGAGGATCTTCGGGATCGTGGTCCTGACTGGATGCAGAAGTATCCATCTTATATTATTAATAAATGTTTGTCGGGTCATATAGATTCAGTTTTGTATGCAAATGAAATTAATCAGATGCATCATCTTGACAGGGATATGCAATATTCATTTTATCTAAATAGTCTCAGAAAGAAGCGTCGTTACAGTCCCTGGCTTAAAAAGGATAAGGCAGAGAACCTTGATCTTATTAAGCAATACTTTGGTTATAACAATGACAAAGCTCGGGATGCATTACGAATTCTGACTAAAGATCAGATCGAATTGATCAAATCAAAACTGAATACTGGAGGAGTGAGATGAGTGAAGAGCAAGACGTGTCTTGGTCTGTGGATATGATGGTCGAGGTTTCCTTAAGGCAACCAGACGACTTCTTAAAGGTCAGAGAGACGCTTACTAGGATAGGTGTAGCTTCTCGTAAAGAAAAGAAGTTGTTCCAGTCCTGTCACATACTGCATAAGAAAGGCAAGTATTACATCGTGCATTTCAAAGAGTTGTTTGCGTTAGATGGTAAACACGCTAACCTAACATCGAATGATATTGAACGACGCAACAGAATTACTAAACTCTTATCTGATTGGGGTCTAGTGGATATTGTAACTGAGTCTGAACTCGGTGAACTAGCACCACTTAACCAAATCAAAGTTATAGCTTATAAAGATAAGGGTGAATGGAAGTTAGAATCAAAGTATAATATAGGTAAGAAAAAGCAACCTACTGAGTGAGCTATATAGTAATAGCTTCATAGGTATAAATGGCAAAAGAAGTAAAGGAAGAACTATCAGAGGAAGAGAAGAAAGGTATCTTTGGTAAAATCAAAGATAAGATACTTCCAGATGAGGATGAGCAAGCTGCTATCATTAGTACATTTGTTCGCCTTGGCGTGTTGGTTTGGAGTGGCGGAATACTCACATTAAATTACGTTGCCATCCCAGGAGTACCACAACAAAAGATCGACCCGACTTTCATAGCCTCGGTTTTTACGGGGGTTTTAGCTAGCTTTGGGATTCAAACTGCATCTAAAAAAGGTGATGGTACTATGAAAATGAATGGACAAAATGGTAATGGAAATGGTGTAGGTAAGAACGGTGGTCCTACTCAAACTCTTGTAATCGAACAAGCTCCTTTAAAAATTATTGCTGTAGATCCTAAGAAAGAGGATAACAATTACAAACTTTAAGTTATGAACAAGTGGTTTATTATTTCCCTAGGAGGTCTCCTAGGTGTGAGTCATATAGGTATGATTGGTATGCTTGCCACTCGTAGTAGACTCCCTCAGCTCAACCTACCAGTTGGTCCTTATACATCCTATGCTGTAGAAGCAAGTAAAGAAGGATATAGGATAAACTATAGGTCTAATGATCCTAAGATACTTCGTGTGGAAAGGGATGTGAAGAAGAAAGCAGGCTTTCTTGGGTTGGGTAACAACACGTATGAAGGCTTTGAAGAGTACACAATGGACGGTGCAAGGCATCTTCAAGGGAAGAACTCAGGAGGTGCAGCAGGAGAAGAAGGAAAAAAGTCTGTCGCCTGTATCAAGGCGGTCGGTGGAGGAGAGCAATCGGGAAGGCTTGTCGGGGCTAGCGTTGGTGCTGCTGTTGCTCCTAGTCTCTCCTCTGTTCCTTTTGTTGGTTGGGTACTTGCTGGTGCTGCTACGATGATAGGAATGGACGCAGGGAGCGATATAGGTGGTACAATGGTAGAAGATCTTAATGATAATTGCCAAGAAGAAGTACTATGAATTACAAAGACTCTGGTGTTGACATCGAAGCAGGTAAAGCATTCGTTGACAAGATCAGAGAGTCTGCACCTTCTATAGGTGGATTCAATGGTATGTACAAGATACCTGAAGGATACGAGAAACCTTTATTGGTTTCTGGTGCTGATGGTGTAGGTACAAAGATTAATATATGTCAGGTAGCAGGTGACTATACTACTATTGGTATAGATCTGGTAGCTATGTGTGTTAATGATGTGATCTGCTGTGGTGCAGATCCATTGTACTTTTTAGATTACATATCAACACCTAAGTTAGATGAGAACTGTGAAAAGATAGTACAAGGTATAATTGAAGGATGTAAGATAGCAGGTATAGAACTATTAGGTGGGGAGACTGCTGAACACGGTAGGTTTGCTAAGGACTATGATCTAGCAGGGTTTTGTACAGGTGTTGTAGAAGAAGCAAATGTAATTGACGGTAGAGATATAAAGAAGGGAGATAAGATCATAGGTATTGGTAGTAGTGGACTGCATAGTAATGGTTATAGTCTTATCAATGATATGCTATGGAGACAAAAGTTATACTATAAAGACTATCCTAAAGAATTGTTACAACCAACTGAGATCTATTCAAAACTGGTTAAGACACTCGTAGATAACGTTCCCATACTTGGTATGGCACATATAACAGGTGGTGGTATACCAGATAACTTACCACGTTGTATTCCTGATGGATTAGAAGCAAGAGTTGATTATAATTCTTGGAAGATGCCTGATATCTTTAGTAAGATTATGCTTGCTGGTGAGATACCAGAGGAAGAGATGAAGAAGACATTTAATATGGGTATAGGATTCTGTCTAGTGGTACCAGAGGAAGCAGTTGAAGATACTCTCCACGTCATTAGAGCAGTTGACTCTCTTATACAGACCACACCCAGTTGGCTTATTGGTGAAGTTGTGGTAAGCTAAATACCATTGCTATAAAAACTAAAATGCAAAAGATTATAAATGTACTCGCTATTGCGTCTAGCGTTGTATCTATTACCGTTGTCGGTGTTGGTGGTTACGTGTATCTTAATAAAGATGCCATCATAAATTCAGTGACTGAGAAAGCACTAGGATCGTTTGGTGGTGGTGCACTTGGTGGTATTGGTGGTGGTGCCCTTAAGGGAACTGTTCCTGATATGGCTGCTCCTCAAGCACCAATGGAAATAGATCCTGCCAAAGCAGTTCCTGCTTTCTAATGGATATACAAAAGATTACTTCTACTGGTACAGCAATTGCTGTAGTCGGAACTGGTACGTTTGTCGGTGGTGGACACATCATCGACCAACAAACTGGTGGTCCTGAGAAACGTGCTAAGGCACAGGAATCAGAACTCCGTTTGATAATCAGGGAAGAAGTCCAGAAAGCAATCTGGGATAGTTGGCCAGAGACCACTGGTAATGTCAAAGGTCTACCAACCCCACAAAATTATAAAAATCAAATTCCTCAAAAATGATTAATTTATTAGCAGCAGCATCGCTTGACTTAAATGAAGCGTGGAACCTATCTTGGTCAGAAGGTATTCAGTTTATACTTGTACTTGCCTTTGTGTATTGGTTGAAGGTAAAGATAGATACAAGAGCAGGTCTTGGTAAGAAGAAACTAAGACAGTTAAAGACTGTAATCAAAGAAGCAATAGAAGAAACTCGTGGGTAACATTAACGTACCAAACGTAACCATTAATGGTCCTCGTATCAATGACATAACTGTCAATGGTACGGGGATTAATCTTTTAAGGATACGTACACCTTTTGTACGACCTATAGGTACAAATTATATTGCAGATAGATCGTGGATGAATGATACACCTGCTGTTCAGGGATTAGTACTTCCAGTTACTACAGTGGTTGGTACTCCTGTAGTTGATATGCCTGGTTGTGTCAAAGTACACAAGGAGAATACGAAAGGAAATAATAATAAGATGTTGGTCAATGATGACCCTAAAGGAAATACGGTATTATGTGATGCAGGTATGCCATATTATGAACCACCTAACTATGATGCTAGATCATTAAGTTGGCAAACTATTACAGTAGAAAGTGATGATGAACCAGAAGGTGTTAATACAGAAGTCGATACACCCGATCCACCAGACACACCTGAACCACCTGGTACCCCTGAACAAGACGGAGACCCTCCCTGTCCAGGTCCGACAGCACCACGTATAGGTGATGTAGCACAGAGCCAGAAAGAGAAGGTCAGTGGATTTGAATTGCAGAGGGATCCTAAGAACCCTGATGGTGAAAAAATATGTGTAACTTTATATGAGGATATTGGTATGGCAGAAGCGTATCTACCTAGTCCTCAGATTGTGACGACGACTGCGGTGATAGCATCTGTGGCTGCATCGAGTGCCCTACTTGCCAAACCCCTAGCTGACTTGCTGCTGAGGGTGGTGAAACCTGCTGTGAAGAAGGTTGTAACCAAGGTAAATTCAATCCTAGGAAAGACAACTTATCGTCCTTCTCGTTCTGAGGTTCTTGCAGATGAGTATCGGAAGAAGAAGGGGTTACTTCCTCTGAAGAAGAAGAAGGCTCAGAAGAAGAAGTAGGTTCCTCAAAAGTAGGTCTACTTATGTTATGTGTGTGTGGAATTACTTGTCCACCTGCTGCTGTAACAACTACGTCAGCACATACTGCGTGATAAGGTGATGCTGGATGGAAAAATATGCCGTTCTTTTTGAGTTCACCACAATTTTTAAGACGAGCTAATTCAAAGTCTAAACGCTTATTAGATACTAACTGATTCTGCATAGCAATCTGTGCTTGTGCAGCCTCGTGGCATTGCTTAACTAGCTTACGGTTCAGTGGTATTGATAGTGTTGCAGATACACCAAGGTTAAGACTTTGATTGGCTCTCATATCAGTTCTTATTGGTTTGTACCACGTAGGATCCATACTGCCATTGGATACTACATCAGGTACACCATCTGGACCATCTATATCCATTTCTATCTGCATATCTTCACCATCTGGGAACCATCTAGTTCCATCTGCCTTTGTCCTTGTGTCATACCAAGACTCCCAAGGATAGTTTTTAACTGTGACTGTCTGTTTGGTAGTCTTACCTGTCAGGTCAGTCATATTATATTGTGGTTCGTTATAAAAATCTTCCCAAGGATCTTTCCTTGAATCTGCAAACTGTACGTATGGTGTCACGTTGAACGTACTACCTTGACACTGTACACCACCACCATAAGTGTTAGTTATATACGGACCTTGTAAAACCTGTATTGCCTGGTTGGTGACTGAGCCCGACGAGTTGGCTATAGGATTAGCAGTAGCACTTACACCACCAACACCTTCAGCGAGAGCAGTACCACTAGGAAGAAAAGTAAAACTACCAAGGATAGCAGCGGCTGTGGTTCTGTATATTCTTCTTGCATTCCCGAAACCCCTTGGTATCACTGGGTAAATGTGCTGGTTGTGTCTGTCACACTTTTTATGGTGGTCACTCTCTGGATCAGGGTCTGGTTGGTCATACCTGGTCCTTGATAACTCTGGGTAAATTGAAAGGCTTCTCCTGGAGTTGTTATCGTGAAGTTTCCTTGATTGTTGAAGTCCAAGTTGTCGTATTGAGAGGTGACCGAGCCAGTTAGTGCTCCATCTCCTGATCCCACTGAGGGATTTATTGTCACGGTTGACGTGTTCACGTTCGGGTTCAAAGCCTCTCCATTGTTGGAAACGCCTACCCCTGTCACTGAGTATTCCCATCCTGTACGATAATCTATAGAATTTATGGTCTCCGTAATTGTACTTTCAGTCTCGGTGTGACTCGTCATCGAGCCCTGCTGAAAATTTGGGACCACAGGGACCGCAAGGGTTCTCAGTGGTACACCCAGGAAACATAATAGTAGGAGTCCTATACGTCTCATCTTATATATGCGTCTTAGCGTATGGTAACCTCGGTGACAAACTGTCCCGTAGCTGAAGTGCCAGCTCCACCAGCTGTTAAACCAATGGCACCAGATGTAGCAAGGGTTCCAGCCAAACTACCCGCACTACCAGGTGCTGTAGAAACTGTATTACTATAACCTAATACGTCACCTACATCAGCAGCAGTAGTTACGATAGCGTCACCAGTAGTTATGTTCTGTGTGAAGCTGTATGAATTACCTTGAGTAGTTTGTGCTACGTCAGGTAATGCAAAAGTAGCAACCCCTGCAGTGCTTATAGCAGAGATACCACCTAGGTCACTAGCTGCACTACCACCAGACGGTGTAATAGTTGTGCTGACACCAGAGCCACTGGTGCTATAAGAATTTCCTGCACGTGATACTGATGAGTATCCTGCGTCAACCTGTAGTTGAACTGAGCTTGTCAATCTATGCGTCAAATCTGCACGTGCTGGTAATGTAAACCCTAGCAATGCCATACCGAAAAGTAAGGATGCTTTTTTCATAATTCCGAGATACCTTTCACCCCTATTTAGCCAAACTTAGCTTTGAAATTAGGTATCAATACGGACATTTCTACTCCAACCGAACTTGTATATTTGTACTATAAACGCTAAATATAGGTGGTTGCCTTCGGGGACCACAAAATCAAACCTCGCTTTTAAAGGAGAAAAACAATGACTGGACTTACAAGGTTCTCAAATTTTGCATCCAAAGATATGGATGTTCTTGTTGACGCAATCAACAAGTATAGTGTCGGACTAGATGACACACTAACAAGATTACACGCATTTGGATTGAACCCCCAAAGCACATCTTACCCACCGTATAACATCGTCAAAGAGAGTGACGATAAGTGGAAGATCGAGATGGCATTAGCAGGATGGAGTAAGGAGGATGTCGAAGTTTCTACAGAGAGACATCAACTTCATATCAAATCCACTAAAGTTCAAGAGGATAAGCAAGGAGAATATAATTTCAGAGGGATAGCAGCACGTTCATTTGACAAGTCATTCAACCTGTCAGATGATGTTGAGGTTACTGACGTTAAACTAAACAACGGATTACTTAATGTAACCCTGACTCGTGTGTTGCCTGAAGCACAGAAGAAAAAGGTGTATGATATAGTATGAAACGAACACCAGGTGACATAATTATGCACCCCTTATGGATAGGACCTGTGCTGACATTAGGTATGATGTTTATGATACAGACCCTCCATACCGTCACCCACTGGCATATGGAAATAGATGCTGATGCATACTGTAGAAACAATGCTGAGTGGGTGGAGTCACAAACAAGTGACGATGATTACTAACATATATAATGTACAACTGAAGAGACCCCCAAGGGTCTCTTTTTATTTGGAGACCCAATGTGAATTACTACATTAACTGTGCACCAAGGGGTACAGATGATTACGAGAGTGTCACTCTTGACATCCCTACCTCTGACGTTGAAGAGATTTTGTACCTAGCACGTACAATATCAGAGGAAAAGAACATAACAGCACGTAAGGCTTTCGGTGATGTCGTTCGTGGTGTATACTATCAATTAATGGAGAAAAATTATGACCGTAAAAATCGTAAGAATGCTCAACGGAGAGGACGTAATAGGTGAGGTACAGGAAGCATATCCTAATCAAGAGACCTATAGTCCTATTGGGTATATGGTCACTAATCCTTACCAAGTTCAACTAGATGCTACTGCTGAGATGTTATTCGAGGAGAATATATCCTCTGAACCTCAGAAAATTAATGATTTGAATCTACAATTATTCCCTTGGATTCCTTTATCACTTAATAATAAGACTCTAGTAGTCCTTTCAAATGTAGCAACAGTCTACACACCACATCCAGAAGTCGTAGCGAAGTGGGAAACCTTAGTTAAAGCACATCACAATGAATCCATTGAAAATAATAGTCCTGAAGGATCACAATCACTTGATGGGTGAGGTCACTGAACTGGATGAAGAACCCAGTTACTTGATCTCCAATTGTTATAAGATTGATGATGGACAGTTCACAAAGTATCCACTCTACACAGATCAACGAGATATTTTCTTGACATCTGACGTAGTTTTGACTATAGTGGATCCATCGGAAGACACCGTGACCAATTACAAGAAGGCACTTTGAGTTCAATCTATACAAATGTGACCCTGTTAGGGGACTCCATCCTGTGCCGAGGGTATGAGGATGGAGAACCTGTATCATATAGAGAGATTATAAAACCAACGTTGTTTGTTCCATCACCGAAAGGTAAGTGGAGGACTCTTGATGGTAAACCTATGGCACCTGTCAAACAGGATGGTGCCAAACGTGCCAGAGAATTTATAGAACAGTATAAAGGTGTAGAAGGATTTGAAGTACACGGATATGAGAGGTTTATATACCAGTGGATTAGTGAGAAGTATCCTCACGATATGCGTGCACAGATGGATCTGATGAAGATCTATACTATTGACATCGAGGTTGAATGTGAGAATGGATTCCCTGATGTAGATGCGTGTTCTGAGAGAATGCTCCTTATTACTATTAAGGATCTTGCTAGTGGCAAGTTTATGACTTGGGGTACTAGAGATTTTAATAGTCAGAATTATAGATCATTCTCTAATGAACAGGATATGCTTGCTGACTTCCACAGTTGGTGGGTACAGAATACTCCTGACATCATTACAGGATGGAACTGTAACCTATATGATATACCTTATATCTGTCGTAGGATCGAGAAGATCCTAGGTGTTAAGTTTCAGAGGAGTCTATCTCCTTGGAACAAGGTAAATATGAGAGAGGTCTACATCCAAGGACGTAGGAACCTTTCATATGATATTTTAGGGGTATCAATTCTAGACTATCTTGATCTTTATAGGAAATTCACCTATACTAATCAAGAGTCCTATCGACTAGAGCATATTGCTACAGTTGAATTAGGTGAAGGTAAGTTAGATCATTCACAGTATGAGAACTTTAAAGCGTTCTATACTAATGACTGGGATAAGTTTGTAGAGTACAACATCAAAGACGTTGACCTCGTACACAGACTAGAGAAGAAGATGAAACTACTGGAACTAGCAGTGGTTATGTCTTATGATGCTAAAGTTAACTTCCAAGACGTGTATTCACAGGTGCGAGTCTGGGATACACTTATATACAATTATCTAAAGGAGCGTAAAATCTGTGTCCCGCCGAAGATCGAAGCGAAGAAAGATGACAAGTATGCTGGTGCGTATGTCAAGGAGCCAAAACCTGGTTTATATAACTGGGTTGCTAGCTTTGACCTCAACAGCCTCTACCCTCATCTTATTATGCAGTATAATATATCTCCAGAAACCCTCGTCGAGAGAAGACATCCAACCGCAACGGTTGAAGGATTGCTTAATCAACAAGTCGGGATCTCTGGAGATTATTCCGTGTGTGCCAATGGAGCACAATATCGCAGGGACATTCACGGCTTCCTCCCTGAAATGATGCAGAAGATCTACGATGAACGTGTGATCTTCAAGAAAAAAATGTTGGCAGCGAAGCAGAAGTATGAGGAAACTGGTGAAACAAAACTTCAAGATGATATTTCTGCATATAATAATATACAGATGGCTCGTAAGATCCAACTGAACTCTGCCTATGGTGCTATTGGCAACCAGTATTTCAGGTACTATAACCTTGCTAACGCTGAAGCAATTACATTATCAGGTCAGGTCTCTATCAGGTGGATAGAGAACAAGGTTAACTCTTATCTAAACAAAATTTTAAAAACTACGGAGACTGATTATGTTATTGCTTCTGATACCGATTCCATTTATCTTAACTTGGGTCCTCTGGTTAAAGCTGTATTCAAGAACGGAGAGAAGAGCGATAAGGACACTCTTAGGTTCCTTGAAAAGGTGTGTGATGTGGAACTTGAAAAGTATATACAAAATTCTTACGAAGAATTGGCAACCTATGTAAATGCATATGACCAGAAGATGTTTATGAAGCGAGAGAACATCGCTAACAAAGGCATCTGGACAGCAAAGAAGAGATACATCCTTAATGTATGGAACAGTGAGGGTGTGCAATATAAAGAACCCAAACTAAAAGTTATGGGTGTTGAGTGTGTTAAGTCCTCAACTCCAGGTTCCTGTCGTGATGCGATTAGAGGTGCCCTGAGAGTTATTATGAATGGATCAGAAGCAGATGTACAAGAATACATTGCTAAGTTTAGAGAGAAGTTTGAATCACTTCCTCCTGAAGATATTGCTTTCCCTAGAGGTTGCAATAATCTATCTAAATTTAGTGGTTCCTCTGGGATATATGTTAAGGGTACTCCAATCCACGTTCGTGGTGCTCTCCTATATAATTTCCACGTTAAGCATAAGAAACTCACACATAAGTACCCTCTTATCCAAGAAGGAGAGAAGGTCAAGTTCCTCTATCTCAGGACTCCGAACCGAATAGGGGAGAACGTGGTCTCTTTCTTCCAAACTCTTCCACGTGAATTTGACCTTGACAAATCCATAGATTACGATCTACAATTCAAGAAGAGTTTCCTTGATCCTTTACAGGTCATCCTTGATACGATCAACTGGAAGGCAGAGAAAGTAGCATCCCTAGAAGAATTTTTCCTATGACAACATCCTTTTTAAAAGACATTATTAAATCTATTGACAATGAGTATGCTTCAATCGCTGACGACGGACTTGCTGCTGGCGACGTATCTTCTTTTATTGATACTGGAAGTTACATTTTTAATGCTCTTGTTAGCGGTTCCATATACGGTGGTATACCTTCCAACAAAATTACTGCGTTGGCTGGTGAGTCCTCTACGGGGAAAACGTTCTTCACGATCAGTGTCATTAAACACTTCCTCAAGACACACCCAGAAGCAGGTGTAGCATTCTTTGAATCAGAAGGTGCTATCAGTAAAGATTTACTGTCTGATCGTGGTGTAGATACTAAACGTGTCGTTATCATACCTGTAGTAACAGTTCAACAGTTCAGACAACAAGCATTGATGGTAGCAGATAACCTATTGAAGGATAAGAATCATCCTCCTATGTTATTTGTACTTGACTCTCTTGGTATGTTATCAACAACAAAGGAGATTGAGGATAGTGAAGCAGGTAAAGAGACTAGAGATATGACTAGAGCACAAGTTGTTAAGTCAATCTTTAGAGTTCTTACACTTAAACTATCAAAATGTAATATTCCCTTAATAGTTACCAACCATACATATGATGTTGTAGGTGCTTATATGCCTACGAAAGAAATGGGTGGAGGTAGTGGACTCAAGTACGCTGCATCTACCATCATCTTCCTCAGCAAATCTAAAGAGAAAGATGGTAAGGAAGTGATTGGTAACATTATTAAATGTGAAACTAAGAAGAGTAGGTTCACAAAAGAGAGTGCCAAGATTGCTACTAGGTTATTCTATGATGAAAGGGGATTAGATCCCTACTATGGACTATTAGAATTAGGAGAAAAATATGGAGTCTTTGAGCGTAAAGGAAATCGCATCGTTGTCGGTGATAGTTCTGTATATCCTTCTGCAATGCTTAAGGATCCAGAGAAATATTTTACGACCGAAGTAATGCAAGCACTAGATGAGTGTGCCAAGAAGGAGTTCGCATATGGAACTTAATAAGTTTGTCAAAACTTATGATGATGCCATTCCAGTTGAAGTTTGTAAACACGCTATAAAACTATTCGATCAACAAGAAGATCTTGAAGATTGGGATAGGGAAGGGTGTCCTCAGTTTACTCAGTTTAATATCACAGAGTATCTTGACAAGAAAGAAGATCAAGAGAACCGTGGTGACTGGGATATAATTCAGTATGCTCTCATTAATTCTGCTCACGAATTCGTGAAGCAGTATATGGATGAGAATGATTGTAGGAAGTTCTTCCCTAACAGAAGTTCATTAGAACAGTTTAGGATGAAGAAGTATCGTAAAGGTACTGATGATAGGTTTGAGAAGCACGTTGATGTTGCTGATCACCAGAGTGCTAAAAGGTTCCTGACTATGTTCTGGTATCTGAATGATGTTGAGGAAGGTGGTGAAACTAAGTTTGATGGATTGACAATCAGTCCTAAGCAAGGTAGACTTCTTATATTCCCTCCGTTGTGGTGCTTTCCACATTCAGGGGAACCAACTATTTCTGATGACAAGTACCTAGTAGGCACCTATTCACATTATGTCTGATTCTATTGAAGGACTAGTTATTAATACTCTGGTCTTTAATAAGGAGTATACTAGACAAGTCCTACCACATTTAAAGAAAGAATATTTTGAACAGTTTAATAACAAGGTTCTCTTTGAAGAGATCTCACAGTATATGGTTAAGTACGACCGACTCCCTTGTAAGGAAGCACTTACGATTGAGTTAGAAAATCGTTCTGACCTAAATGATTCACAGTATAAGGAGATAAAGGATCAGATATCCTTCCTCAATGAGGAACCACACGAGTCCCAATGGTTAGTTGATACTACAGAAAAGTGGTGTCGTGATCGTGCTATTTACATTGCTCTATTAGAATCGATTCAGATCGCTGATGGTCAGGCAGATTCTGATATGAGTAGAGATGCTATACCATCTATCTTAAGTAATGCATTAGGTGTTAGTTTCGATAATTCAGTAGGTCACGATTATTTTGAACAGTCAGGAGACAGATTCGCTTTCTACCACAGACGTGAGGACAAAATACCTTTCGATCTGGAATTCTTCAACAAGATTACAAAGGGTGGTCTTCCTAACAAGACTCTCAACGTTGCTCTTGCAGGTACTGGTGTGGGTAAGTCTCTCTTTATGTGCCACTGTGCTGCTAGTAACTTATCACTCGGTAAGAACGTACTCTATATCACGATGGAGATGGCTGAAGAGAAAATTGCAGAGAGGATAGATGCAAATCTATTGAACGTAGACTGTAGGCAGTTAGAGAAACTACCTAAGATTATGTTTGATAATAAGATAGAGAAGTTACAGCAGAAAACACAAGGTAGATTGATTGTTAAGGAGTATCCAACTGCGTCAGCACACGTAGGTCATTTCAAAGCATTGCTTCAAGAGTTAGCTATTAAAAAGAGTTTCATTCCTGACATAATTTACATTGATTACCTAAATATTTGTGCCAGTTCCAGATATAAAGGAGCGATAGTTAACTCATACACATATGTGAAAGCAATCGCTGAAGAACTGAGAGGACTTGCTGTAGAAGCAGACCTCCCAATTATATCTGCAACACAAACTACGAGGGCAGGCTATGGAAACTCAGACGTTGATCTTACCGATACCAGTGAGTCTTTTGGACTCCCTGCTACTGCTGACTTTATGTTTGCACTTATATCCTCTGAAGATTTGGAAGCAGAGAATAAAATTATGGTCAAGCAACTGAAGAACCGATACAATGATCCAACTGCTAACAAGAGATTTGCACTAGGCATTGACAGGAACAAGATGAGGTTGTATGATTGTAAGGATCAGTCTGATATTGTTGATGCTAATCAGACTAAAGACCAAGTAGAAGCAGGTAATATACTTGCTATACTTCCTGAAACTAAAACATCATTCAAAGACTTTAAAGTATGACTGAATCTAAAGATGTAAATGAGGTTCTAAAGGATCTCAATAAGGTTGGACTGCCTGATCACGCTTCTCTGAAGGATCAGATGGACACGGATATGAAGACCAACATTGAAAAGACCAAGGTACCAACTCCTAAAGATGTTGGTAAGACTGTAAAAGGATTCGCTGAACCACCTACTGCTAAAGCAAAGGAAGTTAAAGCACGTCAGCAGAAGAAGCACGACAAGAGAAAGAAAGGTGATAAGTTTGAGGTAGATTTAGATAACTATCTTAAGTTTGTTGATCTTGTCACCAGTGAAGAGTCTAAGAACTATGACAAATTACTTGAGAGGTATGAAGATCTCAAGACTGCAGGTTGTAACATAGCACGTTTAGATACTGCAGCATCTGGTTTGGTTGCTGAAGCAGGTGAGTTTATGGAAATCGTCAAGAAGATGAAGT